TTTATCCCGGCCACCAATCATTCCCAGCAATGATATACAACAAAAAAGGAAGTGGAACCGTTGTGGAGGTGAGGCCTGTTACTAATGAACAGCTGTACAGGTATGATCTGTATGAGGGAATAGCATCCGGGCTGTATAGGCGCGTGAAGGCAGAGGTGGAGATGAGCGACGACACCACTGAGACTGCTTGGGTATATGTGGCTGGAGACGAAATGATGCAGAGGAGTAATTCTTTTACAATTATTAAAAGCGGAGATTGGTACGATAGATTCTAATTTCAATATAAACTCTGACGGACAGCAAGAGAAAGATAGAGTCCTAGAATTGGTATCCAATGACTTGGTTGCATTTGGACAGCTCTTTCTTCCAGATGATTTTATGAAGTCTTCGCCAGCCCCATTTCATTATGAGGTTGGTAAAAAACTTTTAAGCGAAGATGGTAGAAGGTTGTGTATCGTACTGCCTCGTGGTCATTCTAAATCCACTATGGCAAAAGCCGCTTTGTTGCATAAAATATATTTTAACCCTCAAGGCAAAAAAGAATTTGCCGCTTGGGTATCAGAAGAGCAAGGTCAGGCAGTTGACCATTTGAAGTATATTAAAACCCATATGGAATATAACAACGCTCTTAATTATTATTTCGGTAATCTTGTTGGTAGCAAATGGACTGAAAAAGAAATCACTACCAGCCGGGGAGACAGGATTATTGCCAAGGGGACTAGCCAGAGATTGCGTGGTAGATCAGAACTTGGTACTCGTTACACAAAGATTATACTTGATGACTTTGAATCTGAATTAAATACCAAGACCCCAGACAGAAGGAGAGAGATTAAAGAATGGCTTATGTCAACAGTCTATCCATCCCTTGAAGAATCAAAAGGCAATGAAGGTTCTATCTGGCTGATTGGAACTATAGTTCATTATGATTCTGCGTTACAAGCCATATATGATGGCTATTTGGATGCAAAGGAAAAGGATGAACCATATACTTGGGATGTTATATTTCATAGAGCCTTAGAAGATGGTAAGCCTCTTTGGGGTTCTTATTTTAATAAAGAAAAAATTAATCAGATAAGAAGAGACTACGAGAATGTAGGTCAATTGCACAAGTTTGCTCAAGAGTATATGAATGATGCTAGAGACTTGGCAACAGCAAAATTTAAAATAGATAAGATACAACACCACGATTATGAACTTATCAGCAATGGAAATCAATGCTATTTAAAAGATAGTGAGAGTGTTATTCCTGTAAATGTTTATATGGGAGTAGACCTTGCTTATGAATCAAACCCCGGGAACGACTATCAGGTTATTATGGTTACCGCAATAGATAGTGAAAAAAATTATTATGTGATAGATTATTATCACGAACACCTCCCGCTGTATGAAATGCCACAGAAAATATTTGAATTTGCTAAGCTTTACTCTCCTATAAGGAGAGTAAACGTAGAGCACGTAGGGGCTCAGGGGATTATAAAAGACTCTGTAAACCAGATTAGCGGGTATGACAGGAAGATGGCACCGGGTATTGCTAGAGGCGTTAGACCGCCGTCTGGTATAAAAAAAGAAGATAGAATAGAATCTTCCCTATGCCCTCTTGTAAACAGAGGGAAAATGTACATTAAAAAGCATCATCAAGAATTAGTGGATGAAATGTTTCACTTTCCAAAAGCTAAGAACGATGACTTGCTAGACGGTCTTTGGTATTCAATTACAAACGCTAGAGCTCCTCTTAGCAAGAGGTTTGATGCTAGTAGTTTTGAACCAGAAGATGTTGAAAGTAAGGGTAAAAAAGTTAAGTCCGTAGTCCGCAGTTGGATTACCGGACAAAGAATTTAAAAAAAACACTTGACTTTGGTGCTTTTTTATGTTATATTATCTATCATAGATATATCTTAAGGAGTAAAGTTATCAACTACGTAGAAACTTTCGCAGAGCACGATGAGGCTCAGAAGAATAGAGAACTATGGAGGCGCTGGAGAGACGCACGCTCAGATTGGGAGGTTGAGGCAAGAGATGCCATAGACTTTTCTCTGGGCAATCATTATTCATCAGAAGAATCCGATATGCTACAATCAGTCGGGCAGGGGGACTTTATCATTGATAGGGTATACGCTGCTGTTGATAAGCTAAAATCTCTTCTGACATCTCGCAATCCCAAGTTCTCTGCAGTCGCAAGAGAAGATTCCGATAATAAACTAGCCAATGTCTGGAGAACCATTCTTGAGTACATTTGGGACATCTCAGATTGCAATACTCATTTCAAACAGGTTGTTCACGACTATTCTGTTGCAGGTCTGGGTTATTTTTATGTATACCTAGACCCGGAGGCAGACTACGGAAGAGGTGATGTTAAGATTACAAACGTCAATCCATTCAGAGTTTATGTAGACCCAGCCTCGAGGGATAGATATTACTCAGATGCATCTGCAATGCTCCTTTCAACCATCCTCACAAAAGACCAGCTACTTGGTCTCTATCCTCAGCTATCTGAAATTATAGATAGCATCGACCACTCATCAGACGAAGAAGACTATCCAGACTCAAAGAGAAAGAACTCCTCAGAGTCATTTACCCCTGATGTTGTTAAGGACTATGACAGAGGTGGTTATGAAAAATTCAGGATTATAGAAAGATTTGAAAAGATTAAAGTTCCTTTTTATAGGATATTTAATAAAGAAACTCAAGAAGAGAAGATTGCTGATCTTGAAACATTTCAGATTGTTATGCAAGAGAATGCGCATCTCATCGAGGCGGGGCTGGTAGAAGCTGTAGAAGTCTTACAGACAAGAGTCCGTCACATAGCAACTGTAGGACAAATTTTACTGTACGAACAAGTACTGAATACGGACATTTATCCTATAATCCCAGTCCCAAATATTTGGACAAATACTCCTTACCCAAAGTCAGATGTCACTAAGGTTAAGGATTCACAAAGATTGATTAATAAATTATTTTCTTTAACGCTAAGCCACGCGCAAGCGTCAGCTGGACTGAAGCTGCTTGTGCCGGAAGGCAGTGTTGATGATATTGGTCAACTAGAGAGAGATTGGGCAAATCCAAATGCGGTTATTGAATACAACCCAGAGTTTGGTGAGCCACACTATCCAGCTCCACAGCCATTGGCTTCGGAGTTTTATAGTTTGATATCGAGAGTAGAGTTTTATATAGATTTAAACTTTGGTATCTCAGAACTAATGCAAGGATTCAAATCTGGTGCTCCAGATACTGTACGCGGTACATACCTGTTACAGGAGATGGGCGAAAGCAGAGGAAGGTCTAAGCTTAGAGATATCGAAGGTAGCTTGGATATGCTAGGTAAAGTTACTTATAACTTTGCCAAAGGGCATTATAATTTCAAGAAAACATTTAGAGTCGTGCAACCCAATAATGATATCACAGAGTTCACAATAAACAATAAACTATATGACGATAAGACGAATGAGTTGTTGAGTATTGAGAACGATATTGCTTTAGGGCAACACGATGTTCGGATAGTATCAGGTTCAACGCTACCATCCAATAGGATGGCTGAGTACAATATGTATTTAGATGCTTATAAGTTGGGCTTGGTAGATGATGTCGAGGTTTTAAAGAAATCAGAAATCTACGACAAAGAAGGTGTATTGCAACGAAAAGGTGCTATGCAACAGATGCAGGGTTATATACAACAACTCGAAGGTGAGGTTAAGAAACTGCGTGGTGATTTGCAGACTGCTGAGCGTGAGACGGTTAATGCGAGGAAGCAGACTATCACTCAGAAATTCAAGACTAATCTTGATACAGTCCTTAATCAAGTTAAGGATAAAGAAAGAAAAAATCTCAATCGAATGGAGAATATAATCGACAAAGCTGATTTGCAAGCCAAATTCGCTGGCAATAACAAAGAAGGCGCGGGTGCCGAAGAAGGCGTTGAAGGTTAACAAAACTAGAGTCAGGTTCTACCGGAGGATATCGAAAGGTATTGCCAAGTAAAGAGTAGAAAGATTCGGAAAGGAAAAATGGAAGACCAAACAACACAGAAAAAAGAACAGACTTACGAGGATAGACTGTCTAGAGACAATGGGGGTATGGAGTTTTCTATGCCAGACGTAGAAGTGGTTAGCAATGAGCCCACACAGACTGAAGAAGTTGAGGGTTCAGAAGCTGGCAAACCTACTGTCATTACATCTGAAGGCGATGAATCTGAAGTAGAATACGGAACCGACTGGGAACAAGAAAGTCGCAAATTCCAATCTATGTATGATAAGCAAAAAGCTGATTATGACTCATTGCAATCTCAAGTACAATCCTTAGAACCTCTTAAGCAATTGCAAAACGTTCTAGAATCTAGACCAGATGTGGTTCAGGCGATTCAAGAGCGTCTAGAGGGTAAGCCTGCTCAGGATAATACTAAGAGTTCAACTACTCCGGAAGGAATAGATGAAGCCTCTTTTGACCCTTGGGAAGCCTATTACAAGCCTGAGTCTCCGTCGTACCAGTTACGAGTGGCTCAGGAAAAAGCTTTGGTTCAAGAAGCCGTCTCTGAACAGATGGCTGGAATCCAAAGTCAAGTTGCTATGCAAAATCTAAAGAATGAGCTTAGAACAAATTACGGAATCACTGACGAAAGGGAAATGGATGATTTCATAAATTTTGCGATGAGTCCGAGAGACCAACTGCCAGTAGACTTTTTAATTAATGTCTTCAGACAGTACCAAAATAATGGAACCCCAGAACCTGTTCCGTCAGAGAATTTAGAAGCCGTTAAGAATGTTCAAGCTATGCCCAAGTCTGCAGGAGTACTCCAAGGAGGAGACCCAAAGCAGAAAAGCGAACTAGATGTTTCTTGGGATAGGATTTTAAAAGCAGGCAACGCTGGTAGATTAGCTTAATAATAATAAACGGAGGTTACTTAAATGGCTATTACAAATGGCGTAAAGCTTTCAAGTGACGTTACGGCAGCTGCAACCAGTGCAGGTGTAGGACAAGCTCCAGATAGACGGCGGTTATACGATTTTAGTGATCGGGTAGCCGAGCTGGCTCCAGAGGAATCCCCATTTTTCGTGTATCTTTCACAAGTGGCGAAGGTTCCAACTGATGACTCAGTTTTTCGTTTTCTAGAGAATCGTTCTAAGATTGACTGGACAAGCCGTAACTTTCTCGCAAAAGGAGCAGTTGGCACAGTTGCCGCTGGGTCTGACTACTCTTTTACTGTTGACACCTCTGATGGTGCTTCAGTGGACTATCTAGTTCCGGGAATGGTATTTGCAGTAAAAACGGTAGATAGTACTGCCGGATATGCTCAGGCTATTTTTCGTATTAACGGTGGAATAACTAAAAACACTAGCGATACGACTTTTAGTGCTAAGTGTGTAGACCTATCTAACTCAGGTGTTAGTGGTTACAACGATTTAGAGGATAATGACGAATGTCAAATTATTGGTACTTCATTCGCAGAAGGTTCAGCATCTCCTGATGCTTGGTCTGGTGAGATTGAAGATGACTATGGTTATACTCAAATCTTTAAAACTGCTTGTGAAATGTCAAACACAGCAATTGCTACTCGTTATCGCGGTTACGCAAACGAGTGGGAGCGTATTTGGGCTCTTAAATTAAGAGAACATAAAGTAGACATTGAGCGCGCAATGCTCTTTGGTCAAAAAGCAAGGACTGGTGGAATTCAATACACAGAAGGTATTGTTGGTCACATTGTAAAGAATGCTGCCCCTGTTGATGCAACAAGTGCGAGCCTTAGCTACTCAAGCGGTGCTCCATATTACAAAACCGTAGCTCAAGCAGAGTTAACTTATGACAGTCTCATTAGCGACTTAGAAGTCATATTTGACCCAGCTCGTGGTGGCTCTATGGACAGATTAGTCCTAGCCTCACTACCTGTTGTTAGCTTTTTTAACAAGCTAGGTGATGGTGCGTTCATGGATGCATCCATGGGGTCAAGTGGAAACATGGTCAATCGCTATAACTTTGCGGAGCGTGATGGTGCCTTTGGTCATAAGATCATGACTATTGAAACTATTCACGGTACATTACACTTAGTTAAGGAGCCACTATTCAGAGGTATTGCTTCTGGCTTTATGGCTATGGTTGATATGAGTAAAGTTGCTTACCGTCCACTAGTTGGTAACGGTATCAACCGTGACACGCAGATTATGACTAACGTACAGTCTCCAGACGAAGACTTGCGTAAAGACATGATTTTGACTGAAGCTGGTTTAGAGATTACTCTTCCAGAATGTCACGCTCTTTATAACGTAGAAAACTTATAAGGAGGTAAATCATGAAAACTGATGTATTAAATAAGAATAGTAATGCTTTTGCTCAAGAAATTAGCGTAAAGCCAAATGCAGTTGAGCACCACTCTGGCTCCACTCTCACCCTTGATAGTGCAGCTGATGTTGGTTCTGTTCATATCTTCTCTGCTGATTGCACTGTAACTCTTCCAGCCACAGGTGCTGGACTAAACTATGTTTTGGTTGCAGGTGCTGATGATGTAGAGTTGACGCTTAGCCCAAACGCCTCAGATAAATTCTTAGGTGGTTGTGGCAAAGCTGCTGATTCTGACAACAAAGACCTAATTTACTCAAACGGTAAAGAGGGCGATTGTGTCAAAATATTGGCAGACGGAACAAACGGTTGGTATATCACTCATTTGAGTGACGCTAGCAAAGTGTCTTACGAATCATAATCCGAATGGATATTAGAGTTTGGGCTGGGCAACCAGCCCTTACTCAAATAGGGAAGTTATGGCAAATTATAACACAACAACAAAAGTAATAGTAAACGATGTTACTCCAGCGGCTGATAGTGTATCTGAGTCTTACGCTAAGGAAGTGAACGATTACCTTGAGTCTATTGACAACACTAAGACTATACGCTCCATACAGACAATTCTGACTAGAGAAGGTCGGTTTGCTACAGTCATTATACACGATTCATAATGAAGTGTCAGCATTGCGAACACCCAAACGAAGAGATGTGGTTTTATTGCAAGAAATGTGGGAAGAGAGCATTTAAAAGAAAATTTACTGTCAATAGCTGGATGAGAAGTGATATTGGAAAAAGAACGGATATAGAGTTCGGTCAATCAGATATGAAATCCAGCTTTAAGAGGATGAACGATGCCTAGATTTGGAAAAGGAATTAAAACTTTAAGAAACGGTACTTTGGTTGGGAAGAAAAAATCCAAAATGAAAAAGAGGAATAAAAATGCCAAGCGGTAAAGGAACATACAGAAAGCCGGGGAGACCTTCTAAAAAGCGCAAGAAACAAGCTAAGAAAAAGAAGAAGTAGATGGCTGATTTAAAAACAAGAGTTGATGATTTAACTGGATTTGGGTCTACTGACGATACCGCATTAGGGGATTGGTTTGATGATGGCGTTAAGGATGTTATGAATTCGATACCGTCCTATATGCTTCCGATGTTTTCCAGCGAAGTTACGTTTACAAGCAATAAGACATTGGGCGAAAACGCTAAGTTGTTAGCCGTTGTTAGAAGCGATGGGTCGCGCGATCAAATGTGTCGCGAAATACCGTTTACTATGAGTGGAAGAGCAGCGGACAATTCCGATGTAAATTATGCGACAAATGCAGACCCTGTTTATTATATCCACAATGGAGTTTTGACGGTATTACCTACTGCTGGGGAGTGCAAATTGCAAGAAGTTAGTTTTTCGGATGTTACGATAACAGGCACTTCTATTGACAATATGCCTAACGATGCAGAACACTTGGTTGTTCTATATGCATCTATTCGCGCTTTACAAAGGCTTATGAATGATAAGTCCGGGAATGCCGATATTACCACTGCATTAACAGCTATTAATACCGAGAATGATAAGATTTCCGCTATAATGGATTCGGCTAATACTGCCATTGATAAGGTTAATGCAATTGTTACCGAAGCCGATACGGAATTTGATTTAGCTAAAACAGAAATAGCT